TACAGGTTGCGCATCACCAGCCATTTCACTAATATTAGGATTATCAATATCTTTATTAGTTAAAGATGACGTCGGGGCGATATCCTTAATATACTTTACGTCTAAAACTTTATTAGTAACCGTTAAGTTAAACCAACCACTAAACAACTTGTTAAAATTATCTATTTGTTTTTTAACACACGATAGTTCACGTTTATGCCTCTGCCCATAGTCAAAGGTTATCGTATGTATTTCATCATAGCCTCTATCCTGTGCCATATACAATAGCACAGACGAGTCCATTCCCCCGCTAAGCGTTAGTACTAACTTTTTCATCAATTAAATCATCTAAACCAAGTTCATCAGGCGGCTCTTCTTCCTTATTACTATAGGACCACTCATCTTTAATTCGTTCTTCTAGTTTTGGAAGTATAGTTTCTTCCCAAAGCTCTACATCCTTTCTCCAATTCTTATAATAGCCTAGCTTCTTACCATCTTCCAGCTGATATGTTGCTCCAGTTTGAACTACTGCACCAACACCTACAGCGAGATCAACTAACCCATAGTAGCGATCAAGTCCGGTTGAGAAGGATAGGTAAATTTCACCTTCTAGATATTGCTTAATGAAGCGATTCTTACGAGTCAATGCTCGAATAATAATTCCAGAGTATTTTTTCTGACCAACTGCTAATTCACCATCAACAGTCTTACCTCCATCTGATTTCATCGGCTTGCGTGCTAACTGAACTGTTACAGACGGGAGATACACACATGACTTACCACCGGGCATATTTTTTTCAATAGAAGGAAACAAGGCAGTTGGATCATCATAGACATGATTAGTACATAGGATAGTAGTCTGAGTTACTGACCCTAAATTAGTACAAGTTTGCATTAATGTCTTCATTGCACGTGCTTTTGTACCCATATCAGATGAAGTACTGTCTTTACTCATACGCGAAAGTTCCAATTCAGATTGTAAATTAGCTAATGAGTCGATAGCTACAATGAACTTACCCTCTAAGCCCTTCTCCTTCACTACCATTAAGAACTTATATAAGGAATTACGTGCTTGCTCGATACTTGTACAAGGAACGTATTTGACTTTAGTAATGTCTAACCCAAGTCTTTCTGCACCTTCAGGGTCAATAGCATTTTCTGTATCAAAAATAACAGGAGTAAGTCCTTCTTCTTGAGCTTTAGCTAAAATTTTCTGTACAAACAACGACTTACCTGTCATTGATTCTCCGGCAAGCATTGTTACTCTTCCTTTTGGAATACCACCATGAATCGAACCGGAAATAATAGCGTTAAGCACATATGAGCCAGTATCAATCCACTCACCTACATGACTAAGTGTGTTGTTATCGAGGTAAGTTGCAAAAGGGTTTACTTTATCAATAGCGTCTAACGCACTAGTAATATCTTTATCCATATATAAGATTATATTTTCTTATATATGCTTTTCAACTGTTTAATTTGCTCCAGCAGATGTAATACATTAGTAACTTTTATTGTATCAGTTTGTATTGTCATTGGATAGTTTAATTGTGTATCAATACGTATACCTTCTACATCACATTCTGGTGTAACCATATCATCTACAAAGTCATATAAACCTTGATTTTTAAGATTTTTGTAATGGTAATCAATTAACGGCTTAGATGTTTCTACTACAACGTTAGCATCAGCCATCATTGTTAAATACCTAAAGTATAGTCCTTCGTTTGAAGTTAGATCAGCTATAACAATTAGGTTCACATAATTATTTATGCATAAAAAAAGCCCCTTTCGGGGCTTTTTAAAAAGGTGGGTGAGAGGATTTTCTGGTTACCTCCAACTTTTAGTTAGGCAAGATGCAGTTTCATCTTTTAAACCTACTCGTGCCCCGCATTATACACTTAATAGTCAGTTGACCCTCCATGTACGTCAGCAGTCCCTTTAACACTCTTGCTTAAAATGTTTATTCAGGCACACCCGGGTTGGGCTAGCTAGGCCCATTTAAATTGTTAGACTTTATATGTTTTAATATATTCTTCTTTTTTCCTACGAGGTACCTCTACCTCAAGGACTCCATTGACATATAGAAATTTAATCTTGTTAAGATCAAACTCCCTTCCAACTGAGAACGACCTATTGTAGGTTTGTTCCTTTTGCCCGTCGTGGGCTATAATTTTACGCTTTGCCTTGATATAGACTTCGCGTTGATCGGTGTCTGTGGAAAGATCTAAATTATCTTTCGTGACTCCAGGTAGATCAATTTGTACACCTAGTGCGTTTTCATCCGATGAAAATCGAACTTGATCTCCTGTTTTATATACTTCTTCCAACTGGTGGAAGACTGGTGTCAGATTGAAAAAACCATCAAAGGCTCTTTCGATTTCTGCGATTGGGTTGTGTGTGTATTTAGTTAGTTTCATAGTAAAATTATTTATTACACAAAGGCCGCTTTATGACGGGGTTTAGCAGCAAGAACTACTCGTGTCACAACAAGCATCAGCTGGTGACGGGGTTGTAGTGGTTGCCTCCTCTTCGTCGTCATCAAAGAGTTGAATTACCTCAGGCTCTTCTTGTGCTTGCTGCTGAATCGGTGGGCTTGGATTGTTAATGTTTTCGTACTGTTGCGTGATACGCTCATCAAGCTCTACATTAGACGTACTAATAGCTGCTTTATTAAAAGTCCAATCATTTTTTTCTTTATCTTTAAGAAACTCCATAAAGATATATGGGAATGATTGAACTTGAAGTTGACCAGACTGCGGATCTGGTTGTACGTGAACAATCACAGGATTAAACAATGTAATCGATTTAGTGTCCTCTTTTTTAAGAACACCTACAACTGTTCTTCCGATATGATCAACAATAGTCTTAATTGGTTTTTTATCTGCCATAGTATTATTTTACTTAATTTTTTTTATAATCCACTACTTTTTACTGAAATCTTAAAGTATTTGCTATCTCTTGAGCTTCAGTTAAAGCTTCTTTAGCTTGTTTGGAGAGATAAGTTGATTTGTCTGAAGCGTGATCTAACGCGTCTTTTAAAATAAACACTGCTCTTCTAATCTTTTCTATTTCATCGGAATTAATAGTTCCGGAGCCATTGTCCTCTCCAATAATAATATTCCTTATGATTGCTAAAGTTTCTAAAATACCTTTAATTTTACCTCTATTAAACGCCGGGTGGGCATTTCTAGTGTTATCATCTTCAGGTCTATCCATGTATCCGCCAGGTTGTATTGCCATGACCTTATTTACTAAACAGGTCAAATAATTCCACCTGTACATTTTCAGCCGGTTTTCTAATACTCCAACCAACACAATCATAGAATCTTTCTATACCTTGAAACAAGATCTTTTCAAACATCTTATCGTAGTCAATTTTAAACGTATCTTTAAACTCAGAAGGGTAATCATATTTGAACCCAATGCTATCTAATCCATATTTGTTTGGTTTCTCAACATACATGTAGCGAACCTTGTCACCAGACCCCAAAGACTCGTACTTGTTACCAGTACTAAGCTTATCCAATAGTAAGTTATAAAAGTATGCCGACTTAACATGAATAGGCATACTTTTAACTGTTGTAAACTCGTTACAATTTACAGCGTATTTTTCATACCCTTTAACACCCATAACAAAGGCTAGCTCTTCCGGACTTAACTCTTTAAAAATATCGTAAGTTTCGTTTAGTATCTTATTAGTCTCTGTTAAAGACTGTGTACTTAACATAGTTTCAATTATCTTCTTTGCGTAGGGCTTAATTGCATTAGGCATAGTTGTGCGGACTACCTCTACTCCAGTATACTTAAATTTATTTTCCTTAATACCCTCATCATCTAAAATATGCATCACATATCTTTTCTTCTGCAAGAATACACCCACGTCAGCAATACACTCTCGCTTAAAAACAAACCGGCTATCCTTAGATAACAAAGCTTTCTTCGCCCAACTTTGTACACCTTCGTTTATATAATCTTCAATTTCTTGAATTTTGTCATGTGTATCTTGATGTACGTCATCCCCATCAAGAAAGTTTAAGCCCTTGCTAACAAGAGGAGTAATAGAAACATATGACGAATCCGTATCATTGTATACAATACATTCTTCAAGTTCTTTATCAGAGATATCCGGAACTTCATGTTTAATAAATTCCTTAATAAGCTCATTTGAATATTTAATAACAGCCTGACCGGTAAGCGTGACTGAAGATGCAATATCATCATCACCAATCGGAGCATTCTTGTTACCCATGTAACCGTAGCATGAGTTAATAAGAATCTTAATAACCATTTGCGAAGTGTTAAGCCTTTCAACTTCATACTTTGCATCTGTATACTCTACTGAGTCTTTTTTGAGTTTTTTAAGCTTAGTTTTAGCTTTAAAGAGATCCTTTTTAATCTTTACACGTTGATTGTAATAGTGCTCCAAGAACTCAGGTATAATACCTTTTTTCTTTTGAGTAAATAAGAACCCAGCCTTAGATAAGGCGCACTCTTCTTCCTTTAAAAATTTTACAAACGAAGGTTTGTCTAGTTCAAATACCTTACCTGATACGTGTTGTATAATAACCTTCTCATCAGTACTTTTTTCAACTTTACCCACTTTAGTTTCCGGTGATGTATTTAAAGATATCATCACGTTAGGGTATAGAGAATTAGCATCGAAAGATACTACATGATTTTTAAACCCTTGCTTAGGTTCAGCAACATATGCACCGGGATTTTTACCAGTATCAGCATTACGTAAAAATGTAGCAATAACTTCACCTCGACGCCTTGCTTTGATACAAAGCGCACCATTAATCACCTGAATAGTTCCCATTGCTCCTTCAAGGGTAGTCAGACCAACATACGAAAGCATCCTTAATAAAGGAACATATTGCAGTTTTTCTTCTAGTCTAACGAGAAGGTTAACGTCTTGAATATTATAGTCAATAAATGTATCCCAATCTTCATCAGATAGCGTAGCGAGGTTAGTATCACCATAATCAATTTTTCGTTGACCTAGTTCAACCTCACCGATAGCATCAAGTTTATACGACTCGCGAAGTTTTAAACAAAACCGCCTATACACATCAAGGTAGTCTAAACATGCAACACCATCAATATAGTATCTCTTAAGATCTCTTCCGAATTTACCTTTTACGGCTCTAAAGTGTACCCTACCTAAAGGAGATAATCTATCAACATAATCTTGACCGAGTATACGTTCAATACGATTGATAATATAAGGAATATCAAAAAACTCTGAGTTCCAACCGCTCAATATATCCGGGTAATCACTCTCAAGATACTCAATGAACCGTATAAACATTTCCCTCTCATCTTTACAATGAACATAATTTAAGTTATCAGCACCTTTACCGTTATATGGTTTAATGCCGAATGTATGAAACTTTTTACTAAAGTTATCATAGCAAGTTATAACGTTTACTATATGAGTAGGGTCTTCAGGATCAGGAAATGAATCAGGAGAGTACGTCTCAATATCAAGTAAGCACGTTTTTAGTGGGTGTGTACTAAATTCAGGTTCCTCATTTTGCTGCCAATACAGATCAAGTAAAAATTGTTGAGCCGGTGGCATGTTTTCAAAAACTCTCTTAACATTAGACTCTCTTACAAATCTAGACCTATCATAACTAGTATTAAACTTACGCTTTCTGACCTTCGTACCATAGATAGAAGTTTTATCACCGTTGTTATTTTCAATATACAAATAGGGCTCAAATGAGCATTCATGCATCACCCGCTTACCATCTGCGTCCCAGGTAAATAAATTAACGCAACGGTTACGACCGTTATATACAACATTACGATATGACATCTACTACTATTATAGTAGTATAGTTCCTAATTCCAGGCTCTTAAGAAGTTTCTTTCGTCGCTACCCCAAGGTACATTTAAAGCTTCTAGGTGTGCACCAATATTAGGTTCATTTTCAAGAAATCTTTTTTCACCTATACTTCTAAGCTTTTTAATATTACCGTAATATTCGTTTCTATTTTTATAATCTAGAATACTACGAATCTTATATTCAAACTCATCTACGGTAGTAAATTTAAGTGCTTCTGGAGCAGTATTATATGTATCCATATTTTGACATAAACACGGTATACCTAGGACGCATGCTTCTATAAATTTAATATCGGACTTTGCTTTGTTAAAGTCATTTACTTGGAGCGGTGCGACCATTAACTGGGCGTTTAAACTAGCAATAAACTTTGGATAGTCTAATAATGTTTGCCACGGGTAAAATTCTATTTTTCGCTGTTGAACTAAATCTAAAAGAGTAGGAGGAAATGCACCAACAAAAATCCATTGATATTTATCGACAGTCTTTCTTATAAAATCACGTACTTCAGATAAATCATCCTTACCGCCAGTTTTATTATCTACATCGTAGTGAGCTCCGGAACCGGTATAAAGAATGCGTGGTTTTTTCTTGTTTTTGTTAAATTGTTTTCTAATTTCATGCTCGTTAAAGTAATGACCCATCCACGATTCCGGTACAAAATTTGGAATGACGGTTATTTCTTCTTTACCTGTTTTTTCTTGATATAATCGTCTCATAAAGTCACAAGTTACAGTAACTTCATCAACCATATTAATAATATCTACACAATTTTGTCGAATTTCATCTGTATCAAAAGCAAATTTAAATTTATTATAGTCAGGAATTACTTCCCTAAACACTACATCATCGACTTCATACACGATCTTAAAACCATGCTCTTGTTGTACGTGTTTAAGAAATTTAATAAATTCTTTTTGTTGTGAAGATGCTTGTCTTTGCACCTTAACACACTTAACACCTGTATACCAAGCAGGGTTATTAACCATTGCTGTTGTTGATTGCGACATACCAACGCCTTTAGCATTAATAACAGCTTCAGGCCATAAGATTCTCCAATGACCACAGCCTGAATAATCAGCTAAGTAATTAATATATCTAGGAAGAGTAGCTTCTTTCGGTTGCATACCCTCAGTGTTGATCTGAGGCTGGTGTTGCGTAGTTGGTGTTCCATTTGGAAGTGCTTGAAATGGAGAGGCAAAGGGCTGTGGATAAGGTGACGTACCTAGCATGATTATATATAGTTTAAAGCTCCGTATAATCTACCCGGGTGGTTATGCCGTTTTCTTTTTCAAGGTAGATTACATCTCCTGTTACCGCTTTAATAGATTCCTTACGATGCGAAATTACGATAGAGCACTCATCAAGTTCTTCTACTCTATCTTGTAATATCTGCGTAATGAGCTCGATACCCTTTTCATCAAAAGATGAATCAAACAATTCATCATAGATTGCAATATTGTATTGTACACCACCTTGCAGCCTTCTTATATCAGAAAAAGTAAATAGACACGCCAAGTCAATTGACTTACGTTCAGCGCCAGAAAAGTTAAAATAAGAACAAACTTTGTTCTTTTCATTCAAAATTTCTTCTTCAAAATACTCGTTAAAAATACAAATAGAGTTAGAATCTAACCGCTTAAGATATAACAACAGTTTACTATTTAGAAGTTCCAATAACTTGTTTACAATATACGATTTAACACCCTCTTCTGAAACAATATACTTTACAATGTCTAACTTAGCTAGTTCGTTTTTAAACTTCTTAACTTTTTTCTCAAGCTTATCTACGCGTTGTTTTGTTTCAATAATTAATGTATCAAAATCAGTATCTGTAGATTCAATAGACTCTAAGTCTCCCTCTAGTTCTTCTTGCCACCTATCTAGTTGATCTATTCGCTGTTCAATATTTTTTCTATTTTGTTCCTGTAGTCTTGCTTCAGATACTTTATTTTGACACTGACTAATAGCCTTTACAAATCTATCCTTTCTTACTCTGAGTTCTTTAAGATCTTCAGAATAATTTTTAATATTGTCTATTGCTTCATGAATAAACTTTTTAAGGTTTTCTTTCTCTTGAACTATTAGCTCTTCATCATGGTCTTCCATAGGGCGAAGACATACCGGGCATTTTTCCTCTTCCGTCCCCATTTTTTTATACCGGTCTTTCCTTTCAGCAGCTAAAGCTTTATTACGCGCTACTGCCTCTAAATTGGTTTCGATTCTTATATCTTGATCTGAAACAGCCTCTTCGAGAGAGATTACTTGTTTTTGAATCTTACTAATGTTTATCTTCTCAACATTACTAAGTTCGTTTTCAAGCTTTTCTTTTTCTTCGGTATTATCTTTTTGACGACCAAGGTACTTTTGCTTTTTTTCTTTTCTCGTTCGTAAAATTCGCTGTTTTTGATCCTCATAATTTTTATATGCCTTTTCAATCTCTTCTAATTTAGTTAACTGAGTGTCATGATCACGAGAGATTTCATTATATTCGTTTCGCAAAGCAGTTAACATTGTACTAAAAATTTCCATCCCAAAAATATCTTCAATAAACTTTCGTTTTTCGATTTTATTTTTAGCCATAAATGGAACCGCATTGTTAACTGTCATAATGACACAGTTTTGAAATATAGAAGGCGAAGCACTTAATACACGACTAATATATGCTGTAGTATTCTTAATACTATCTCGTGTTCTATCAACCCCGTCCTTAAAGATAAGTACTTTTGAAGGTGATAAAGTACGAATTATCTTGTAATTGTTTCTACCTTTCGATGAATCTAACTCAAAGTCTAGTTCAATATGCGTCTTACCATTAGTTAAGTTATTTGGTATAAGGTCTTTCTTTAACTCACGTAATGTTTCACCAAATATAGCGAAATATAGAGCATCAGCTATAGTACTTTTACCGATAGCGTTTCTACGATCAGGTTTATCCTTATTTTTACCGGTAATAACATGAAGACCCTTACCGAACTCTATTGTTACCGGTTCTTCTCCAACTGATAAAAAATTTACTATACTAAGCCTTTTAAAGTTTACTTTTTTCATATAAGCTGAGAGTATATTTTATTATCTCTTTTTTATTCTTGATTTCAAGTAAGTTTACAAACTCTTCAATAGCTTGTGGAATGTCAATACCCGATAAGTCTTCTTTATTTTCTGTATCATCGAGTAACCGATTAAAATTAATGTCGTAATCAACAGTTAACACTTCTGGTTTAAGTAAGGTTAGCTTTTTAATTAAGATATCCATGTCTGCTTGTGATATATTCATATCTACTTTGAGACGTATAATATTATTAGCAATATTATCTACTACACTATCTGTAATAGAACCTTCTCTTACTAATTCACTCAATGATACCTTTTTATATGATGGAGATATATTATTAGGTGTAAAATCATACTCAAGTGTATCAAAATCTAACACATAGTAACCTTTTTGATTACCTGCATCACCGAAATCCATTTGAAAGGGGTTACCTACATATAATATGGTACCTTTACCAAACTTTTTCTCGTGTCTAGTATGAAAATGTCCCGAGACCACTAGTGGGCTCTTCTTAAGTAAATCTTTAACCTTGAGCCCCTCTTCACAAACCTTATATGAGTTCATCTTAAAAGTCTCTATCTCAAAATGACCAAAGATAACATCACTTTCCGGAACTTCTTTAATGTTTGTATTCCAAGGACAAAAGGTAATAGTACGATCAAAAGCTTCAATCGTGTCATACGTGTCTAAAATTGTTACATTTTTTCTCTTTTTAAATATGGATAACGAATTTACATCAGTTCTGTGCTTATAATAGATATCATGGTTGCCTGTAATCGCAATAATATTAAAATCACACAATATATCTAATATATCTGCAGATACTTGCAGCGTATTAACTGATATCTCACTTCTGTTGTGATGCCAATCACCGCAAAAGATTATATCTTTGATATTTTTTCTCTTACACTCGTCCTTAAACCAATGAGCCCACTCTACGGCATAATTATGCCAGTCTGAACTATTAGAATGTACCCCTAAGTGAAGATCTGAAAAAATAGCAACTCTAGGCTTATTAATCTTCAAAAGAATTTTCTTCGTCTGCTGGTTTTACATAGACATGTCCATGTGTATTGTCTGGATCGGACATAAAATCTTCATATACACGCTCTCTATATTTTGTAACTGCTTCATGATGCTTTTTTTCCTTCTTTATTCTATTAATAAAAGCGTGATATGCTATAGTTGTAAAATATGAGAACGGATTAGTAGCTTTTTCAAAATTAAACTTTTTATACTTTAAGGCTGAATACATTTTAATAAGAGCATCACCTATCATATCATCTTTATATGTATAATTGATAAATGATCCATTATAACTTAGCCCATAAGCAATTTTTTTAATATTTTCTGCTAAATCATCTGTTAGAATATCAGTTTCGTAGTATTTTTGTAGCGATGCTTTAAAGACTTTAGGTTCAATATAATATGCTTTCTTTTCTTTCGCTTTACCTTTCGGTTTTTTTTCTTTTCCGGCCATTTGTTTAATTATAGTATTAAAAGTTTATTTTTCAACAATGTTAGTTTCGTTGTACTTTATCTTCTCGTTATCGTAAATTTCTTTACGTTTCTCACAGTGTCTTATGCCATATCTTAATCGATCACATATATCAAATATAACTAGCTTGTTTTTTGAAGCGTGTTTTCGTAATCCACGTCCAACTGACTGAACCGTTCTAATAAACGACTTTCCTCCTGCAGCAAATATAATATTATGTAGGTTTTTGATGTTAACCCCGGTAGAAAAGATAGAACTCATTGCTACACATATAACATTATTGTCCTTCTCCATTATTTTCTTTATGTCATCACGGGTCTCTACTTCTACTTCACCTCTAATAAAGTAAATTTGTTTATTTTCACATTGAGTGAGGTATTCTGATAGATTAACCCCTTGAGCGATGTGATTAACAAGTATAAGGGTGTTATTTTTTAATTTATCACATAATTTAGTTAAAAAGGTGTTGCGAAAATCACTTTCATATATAAAATCTAACTCTTCTTTATAGGCATTATCAGAAAGATACCTTGGAGGTGTGTTATACTCGAGATTTAGCACTTTTACATTAACATTCGCTAAATAATCCTCCAATCTCAACTCATAACTCGTTTTTTCATATATAACAGGGCCTAATTTACCTATAATCGACCATTTATCTAAGTTATTTTCTGGAAGTGTACCTGTAAACCCGTATTTGTTGTGTGTTGTAATCTTAGATACTATTTTACTAATTTTATTTGACGCTTTTATCTTGTGACACTCATCAACTATAAGTAGATCAATATATTTTAACCAATCACTAGCTTCAAACTGACTTTGAACGATACCTATATTACAAATAACTACATTTGCTGTAAGATCTGGTTTAGTTTTACCGGTCCACTTAGTAAGTTTAAAGGTTGTACCGCAGTTTATGAACTCATCATACGTTTGAGTTACTAGTCCAAGGTCAGGTACCAGCACGACACACTTAAAAGTATCTTTATCAGGGCAAGATTGAAAGTAATTCTCAATTAAAGCTGCTGTCGTAAGGGTTTTTCCAGCACCAGTACCTAATACACATGTGCCCCTACCAAGTTTTAAAGCTCTTTTTATTACATCTTCCTGATATTCACGTAATGTAAGTGTAAAGTCCTTATATAGCTCTATATTACGACCGACTTTGAGTATCTTTTGTAGTTTATCTGTGACTTCAACGTCAATTTTTATCTGATTATTAATCAAATACTGTCGAATCTCCCAATATAAACCTACTTCACAAGCCCCTGTACCTGTTATTGCATATTTACGACGGGCAGCAAATCGACCTCTATATCTAGCAAATCTAGCCCCTTCGTTTTCTACACTAAAATGCTCTCTTATACGTTCAAATAGATCAGTATCGTCAGTTCTAAGCTGAATTTTCCGGTTACTCGGCTTATAGTCAAAAGTCAGCATTAAAGTTGCTCCATTTTATTAATATCGATAATATTTTTGATCTCCCAATGCATATTACCGAGTACTTTTTCAACTTTTTCAAGATATTCTATTATTGCATCTTGTTCTGCAATACCTTTATTAAGAGTATCTATTGACTCGTGTCTTTCTGCTGCTGACTCAGCAGCAGATTGACTTATTCTCACTGGTGAATCGGAAATTACCTTTTTGACTAGTTCTTTTTTAATTTTTTTCTTATCACCAAACAAGGAATTGCGCTGAATCTTTGCTTCTATTAGTCTTGCGACCCAAAAATGCTTACGAGCTGGTAGTCTCATTTGAGCTTCTTTAAGATTAAAATCATCGAGTACTAAATCTTGTCCAATTTCATCGATATACTTTTTTAGCAATTCCATCCTTATATTATAAATATAATTACAATGGAATCAACCGGTAGATTTGAAAAGTATTTTTTAAAGGCATTAAGAGAGAGTAATACTGCAGGAGCAGGCGGCGCTTTTGGTGACGGACCATCAACGCATGATATTTATACTCCTGACACTCCAACTTCTCGAGACACATACGCACCAGGTGATGCAAGAGTGCCAAAAGCTTTAGGCGCTGGTAAGGTTCAAACACGTAAAAAAGCAGTAGGTGGTAAGAAGAAGCGTAATAAAAAAGAAAAAGGAGTTAATTACCTAACAGGAGAAGAAAATGAAGAAGGTATACCTGAGGAAGATGCTGAAAAGAAAAAGAAAGCTGATAGATGTAAGCGCAGAGCAGACTCTGTTTATGGTAAAAAGACTTCTGCTTATAAGTCAGGTGCTATTGTAAGATGTAGACAAGGTAAAATCTGGAAGAAGAAATGAGCATGTCCCAAAGAGAAGTTCTCGAAGCTAGTGACTCGTTACGTCAGTGGTTTGATAGAGGGGGTACCGATCCTAAGACTGGTAAGAAGTTTAAAGGGTGGGTAAATTGTAAGACTGGCGGTCCATGCGGTCGTAAATCTAAAAAAGCTGGTGGTAGTTACCCAGCTTGTCGACCAACTAAGGCGGCTTGTAAGAGCATCAAGGGTAAGATGTATAAAAAGAAGGGACCAAAGCGTGTTAACTGGAAGAAGAAAAAGAAAAAGAGTGAAAATGCTGAAGATGTACATAAGCCCGTTAAGCCTGGCATCCTAAAGAAGAGATTAGGTAAGCTGTCTTGTAGTAAGGTGAGAGGAGCAAAGGGTAAGTTAAAGGATAAAGGCACTCATTATGCAAAAGCACTACAGCGCTATTTAAATTATCATTGTTAGTATAAATATTGTTATGCAATTCGACGAATTAGTAAAGCTTTATCTTGAAAGAAAGTATCCAGCTAAGGCACCAAAAGGAGATTCATTTAAAAAGGACACAGGTGAGCCGAGTAGAGTTGATTCACGTAAATCCACTACGGATAATTTTGTAAGGACACATAAAAACCCTACTACTACACATGCTAAAAAGTTTGGTAAGAGGGAAGAGGAAGAATATGATGAAGACGCTGAAAAAGTCGATAAGGATCGTATGAAGTGTAACAGTCCTCGTCGTACTTCTGGCGGTTCTAAGAAGTTCGTTGTTAAGGCTTGTAAAGATGGTAAAGAAAAGATTGTTCGTTATGGAGATCCAAATATGAAGATCAAAAAGAGCAATCCTAAGCGTAGAAAGTCATTCCGCGCACGTCATAAGTGTGATCAAAAGAAAGATAAGTTCTCTGCTGGTTACTGGTCATGTAAAAAGTGGTAGATTTAGGTCATTGGGAGGGGGTCCTGGAAGAAAGTACAGGCCTACCTTATGGGTTCATTTATAAGATAACTAATCTTACTAATGACAAGAAGTATATTGGTAAAAAACAGTGCCAGTCAATAAGAAAGCGTCCCCCTTTGAAGGGAAAAAAGAATAAGCGACACGAAAAAATAGAAACTGACTGGAAGACGTATACTTCTTCATCAAATGAGC